CGTCTGCATGTCGCTGAAGTCTTTGTAGATTGGCTCTGCACGAAAATCTTTTCCAAGGCCACGCTCATTCTCAAACCCCTTTTGGCCAACATCAATTGGTACTGTGACATTTGTTGCTCCAGACTTTCTAAGCTGAATAATGTTTGCAAGCGTAATCGGCGTACCCGTAGCCTCCAAAATTCTTACCTCTGATGGTGATGCCTCTGGCTTGTCAAGCAGACGCAAGTTTGCCAAAGTAGGTTGCAAGCCCAAGGCTCGTAGCGTCTTGATTGCGTCTGGTGATGCCTCTGGTTTCAGAGCATCCAGCGCAAACTGCAAACCCTTCTCGCGTGGCAAGCCTCGCATCAGCGCAAGCTGCTGCTGACTCAAGCCGGCAAGTGGGCCGGTTGCTGCTGGTGCAGCCACTGGCATCGTCTCAGACACAAATCTTTCAACAGGCGGCACTGCCACGCCCGTCAATGGGGCTTGCTGCATTGGTGGCGCTGGCTGACCAGCTCTTTTCAGCATTTCAAAATAGTCCACATTGCGCTGACGCTCGTCTTGAGCCTCCTTCAGCTTCTCACCCACCATCAGATCCTGCACCGACCCAGCACGCGCTTGTTGGTAGCCCTGCTGGCCAGCCTGCAAGGCCGATCCAAGCGCTTGGCCGAGGCCGATGGGGGTAGTGCTGCGGCCACTGGCTTGCAGCAGTGCAGCAGCCGCTGACAGCGCGGCGTTTCGATTCATCAGCTTGCGCTGGTCTTCGTTCAGCAGCGCATCCAGACCCGTTGGCGTGCCGCCCTGCATGCCGCCGAACATGTTGCCAAAATTTGCAAAGTCAAATGGTTTTGACATTTTTATCCCCTTAACCAAGCAATCCAAGAATGCCGCCGCCGATTGCGCCGACAGGGCCAAACATTTGGCCGCCAGCCAATGCGCCGCCCAAAGCACCCGATGCGGCATTGCGGGTGTAAGGCGTTGATACACTGCCGCCCAAGTTGGCAGGGCTTGCACCCAAGCTGGACTGCACAATGCCAAGTTTTTGTAGGCCAATGTTGCGCAGCGCATCAAGCTGCTGCTGCTCAAACGCTTGACGCGCACCGCCAAGTGCCATGACATTCTGGCCGCCTTGGATGTTCTGGCCACGGGCGTATTGCGCCAACTGCGCAGCTTGGCCAAAGCCCTGATTACGCAAGTTGGCTGACAGGTCAGCGGCTTGCTTGAGTGCTGCGGCATTGGTCAGTGAGGACTGCACACCTTGGCGTGATCCACCAAAGGCTCTGGCCTGTGTGGCGGCCTGACGATCTCTCAGGTCTGCCATCTGACGGCTCGACTCAATATCGCCAAGGCTTCGATTGATCACATCTTCCTGATAAGGATTCATGAAGGCGTTGATGTCTGCTCCGCTGAATGGGGTCAGGGATTGGTTGACGATCTGCTGCTCACCAGCTTGATACAGCGGGTTGTACCCTGCAAACTGCTGGACGGGCAATGCCCCTGCAACACCTTGAGCCTGAGCAAAGTTTGTGAGAAACGCACTCTTGATGTCCGGATCAATCGAGGTTGTCGATACTGAGTTTCCACCTTTAGACATTTTTCGCCCCTTATCCCCGTACAGATTTCAATTTTTTGGCAGGAATCTTGCCATCGTTGATCATGTCCAGCAGCCCTTGGCCGTACTTCTTGACTGCTGATTTTTTGATGACATACTCGCCGCTGAGTAGTGCGCCGTAGCCTTCGTCTGGGCCTTTGGGGTCTGGGCCTTTCAGCCGATCTTTGGTGACCTTGCCGCCCTTGGCCCAGCCGCTATCGCCATCCCCTGATGCTCCATATCCACCACCCGATTCCCCTGGATTACCAACTCCAGATTCAGAACTTGTTGGGCCACCGCCTGACTCACCAGGGTTTCCGACTCCAGATTCAGAACTTGTTGGGCCTCCACCTGACTCACCAGGGTTGCCCACTCCAGTATCAGAGCTTGTAAAGCCGCCGCCGTATGACCCACCAAGTGCAGCATTGATTGCATCGGCCTCTGCTTGTGTAGCAAAGCCAAAGTCGTTTACGGGATTCACTCCAAAATATGTCCCTACATCCTCCACAGGCGCAGGTCGCTGAGATCCAAACATCGTGTTAAGGCCACTCATAAGCAAGCCCGTGGGACTCATTTTTGTAAGTCCTGTCAGAAAGTCGTTGAGCTGCTGGTTACGCGCACTTTGCTGCGCAAAAGTCTCGTTTTGAACATACGGATTGGGGCCGCCGTTGTAATCGCTACCACCGCCGCCCATGCCAACGCCACCGCCCATGCCAACGCCACCGCCCATGCCACCGCCGCCGCCAAGATTAATCAAACCTGATCCACTCATGCGCCTATAGAGTGCTGGGTCGTAACCACCTATGGCAACACCTGCGCCCGTATACGGATTCATGGTTGGCGTCATTTGCCCCATGATTCGTTCGTAGGGGGTGAGGGTAGTCGGCAAATTACCCAATAAGGACTGCTGATATAACTCGTCAATTGTTGCCATTTACAACTCCTTTGCAAGTACAGACCACTGTGGCCTGTAACCTTCGTCTTTTAAAAATGTCTTTGCCCAGCCCTTGCGGCCTGCCAAAGTCACTCTGGTGCAGCCAATCGACTTGCCCCAGGATTCGATCATTGGTCGCATCCTTGAGAGTTCATCTAGGTCGCCACCAGCCAAGAAGTAATGCAAGTTCTTGAGTCGCGGATAGACAATGATCTCTGTCAATACCACCGAGTTTGAGGCTGGCCACAACTGCAATCTGTGATCCCCCACCATCTCGGCAACATCGTCAAAATTGTGTGTGCCTCCAGAGTATTCTAAAGCAGCCTCCACATGATGGCGCAGTCTCTTCAAGTGCTCAGAATCGCTCATCGTTTCCCGCCGGCCACTGCCTCCAGCCGCATCACCCCAATACGCCAATCAGCCAGCACCGCCCCCGTCACCTTGACATTGACCTGCCGCGCCGCAAACCGGACATCAGTAGGGTTGGCCGCCGTGTATGGCCCGAATGTGGACTGAGTACCCGTGGGGTAATTGCGGGTTTTGAATGAAACCACCGCCTCGCCCAAGGTTTGCTCATCCGGCACAACTTGCCGCACAGACATGATGTTGTCGCCATTGCCCAATTGGACAGGCCCAGACTCAGCAAAAACACTGGCGCTGTCATAGGCAAAACCCACTTCGTGCTCGTAGATGTAGCCATCACTTGACACCAGCAGCGGGTTGGTAAACACACCCGCATCAGTGCCGGCGGTACGCGCCAATGAGCCAATATTCCAGTGGTTTTCACGGTAGTTGTAGGTGACATAGCTGTCATTCTCATTGCTGCCGCTGCTCGGGTAGTACCACCAGATCTCACCAAACTGGCTGTTGTGGACAGCGTAGACCTTGGACGCTTGGTTGAAGTTCATGTTGCTGAACACATAGTCAGACACATCGCTTGGCAGCGGCTTGAGGTAGCCATCGTATGTCCAGAAGCCACTCTTAGACATCCAGATGGCCGCAGTGTCGATGGCCGCCACAGCTTGAGCCGAGATCAGGCCGCAGCCAGATCCTGCCTTTTCAAAGCCATAAACGAATGGTGCGCCAATGTAGGTCGCCGTGTGGACATCCACATCTGTAAAGAGTAGGTTGACACCCTTGACGCGCTTGCCGGCCAACAGAGTGCCAACTGTGGCCAACTCAAAATCACCCGCCTGATTGGTGGCCAGTGGCGTCCAGACTGTATTGTCCTCTTGGTCTGACCACTGTACCTTGCGGGGATTACCACCAGCGCCAAGGGCAAACAGGATGCGCTCGGCAGTCACCAAAAGAGCCTTGTTGCCCGTTGGTGCGTTGGTGATGGCCGCAGCCAGTGTCGGGGTGGTGAAGCCAAGCTGCCACTCGTAGAGCTTGCCGTCAGCGCTCGAGCATGCCACCAGATACTCACCCCAAGTGTCAAGTGACCATGTGGTGGCTGGAATCAGCCCACCCAGATCAGGTCTGGCCACGCCATAGGCGTATGACCCATATGTGCCGTAACCGTAGCCGGTTTTGATCGTGGCATCGGCAATGCCGGCAGTGATGCCGGTAGGGGTGATTTCCTTGAGTGTCCCCGCCTCGTTCATGGCGTAGAGCTTGGATTGCGTACCAGCGGCAATCCAGCGCTCGGCATCATTGGCACGCCAAGTGATGAAGCCCCTGCACAGACCCGTCATCTGGCTTGCCGAGCGCTTCCTCCAGCCACCCATAGGCCGCAAGGTGTTCTCGTACCAGCGCACCAGATTCGCGTCATACCAGCGCCCCGCAGCTTGGTACTCCGTGCCGTTCCTGTAAATGCCTGGTGGTAATTTGAGTGGGATGTACATGGCTATATTGTCGGTAGGTTGGACACAAAGCTCATCGTGACGATGGCCGATGGAGTAGCT